CGGGACTACGACGTGGAGGGTGGAACATTCTCTCACGAAGGCGTCTAACATGACGCAATGGGTTTGTTTAGTTTGCTCTAACAACCTTCACCGAGGTCTTGCGGGTTTCTTTTAAAGACTTCAACTAGGTCTGGGTCGCGCTCCTGGGCAGCACCACGAAGGTGTAGGCCGAGGCCGCGACAAGCGCGGGGACGGCGGAGGAGAAGATGTAAACGGCGCTGGTGGCGGTGACGTTGATGGAGGCGATGGCGTTGATGAACCTGACGGAACCCGTGGTGGATCCGTTCACTGAGGCCAGTAGCTGGACGGCTGTAGACGGTGGGTAGGTCCACAGGCCGAAGTACTTGGTGCTCACAGTGCCGCTCGGGTAGTTGAGCGTCAGGGTCGCTCCGGCGGCTGTCCAGCCGGTGGTGCCGGAGAAGAGGAAGTCGCAGAAGCCGTTGTTGGCTCCAAGGAGTGCCGACGCGGCTGAGGGGGCAGCGGGCTCCATGGCCAGGTAGGTGTTACCCTGGAACTGGACTCTGTAGTTGGCTGTGATCTTGATGGGAATGGGTGCTGTCCCACCCGGCGCGCCGTTGGATACGACGAGGAAGAGACCGGAAGCACGGTCAGAGACGTCTGAGTCTTGGCAGTACTTCCAGTTTTGGGCTCCGAACTTCCAGGGGGCGTCAACGGTGGCGATGTTGGTGGACTGCAGGTGGAGCTGTGCTCTGCAACCCAAGGGGGCGGAGTCCGCAACCTGGACGAGTCCGATCCCGTTGCCGGGGAGCTCGAGCTGGTCCGGGTCCGCGATGAAAGCGCACGACACCGAGGAATTGGCGAAGGCGTTCCCGAGGGACTCGACTTTCATCTTGAGGTCTCCTTTCCACTGTTTGTACTGGGAGGCGAAGACCGCCAGGCGGGGGAACTGGGTGGGGTTGACCTCGACGAGGTAGATGAGATCTCCCACGGCGGATGCGATGGGTACGGTGGCGATGGTCATGATCTCTTGTCCGGTGATGGTGATCGTGTCGGATCGAGTCGCCACAGCCTTTCGGGGCTGCGGCCTCCTGGCGGGTTGCCTCGGTCTGGCGATGTTCATGCGTGCCATGGCACTGAGGACGCCGGCAAGAGCAGGGTTCCGAGGACGAGTGGACCTGCGTGCCGGTTGGGTTGGGCGACGTCGTCCAGCGATTTTCCTTGCTGGACGGCGGGAGGGGTTGCGAGAGGGCATGGTGACGGTTCGTGGGTTGAAATACAATAAAGACCCTCTAGCAGGTCCTCGCTTTCTTACACGGTGCAGTGTCACGGAGGTGGTTGGTCCAGCTACCTCCTTCGGCGGGGGATGGTATGTCCGCGCCGGCGACCTTCATGATGTCCATGAGCCCACCGAAGAGGCCGCGCACGACTACGGCCTTCTCGGCGGGGAGCTCGCCGTTCTGGACTTGGGCGATCTCTCGGATCGGCTGGATCTGGGCGTCGACTGATTGATAGATGCGATGCCCCGCGTAGGCTGCGGTAGCGAAGGTGGCGAGACAAGCTGTCAGGATCAGTGTGACGAGCGCCAGCTTGCAAATGTCAGTAATGTTGCGGACATGCAAGCGGCGTTTCTTAGTGATGGATCTCGCTGTGTTGTACTCCCGGCAGGCTGCGGCTTGTCGTTCGATCGTCTCGATGTTGATGGGCTCGACGATGAGACGCTTCTGCGGGAGTTTCGGGTACATGGTCGCGTTGGGAGTGTGGTCGGTGGAAATACAAACCCTCACTTTCGTTTCGCTAGCTGCTGGCACTTCCCCTGGTCGCCGAAGACCAGGTTGCTCTTCTCGAAGCAAACCAGCTGGGAGAAGGGGATCGCTCCGTGTGCGAAACGGTGGAGCAGACCAAGCAAGTTGTCGATGTCGGCTCGGTCGGCCCGGTGATGGACGGCGTTAACTTGGCACATGTGTGCCGCGGTACAGGTGTCCTTGGCCGAGCTCAAGAGGTCGCGGATGGCCACTTGGTACTTCTCGTAGTCCTCAGCGTTGGTGTAGCAGCGTGAAATGACTTTGGCTGTGAGTTTCGGGATGTCGAGGGCGGCGCCGTTTCCATTGATCAGAAAGGAGACGAAGCCGGCCGTGGGCCCGACGGCCGCTTTGATCTTGTAGGAGCACTCGGCCTCGTAGCGCTTCGCCTTCTGCATGTTCATGCGGAGGTTCCTCCCAATGATGAGGGAGTCATCGCCCTTCCAGAGAGTGTGTAGGATCTCACCCTCGACGACGTTGAGGATCACGGCGGCGTTGAAGGTGGTGTTACCGACAAAGGTGTCTACGCGGCCGGAGTCCTTCTTGTTCAGCACCTCGAGGGAGACGAGGGGACCCGCAACGATCCTCCGATCCATCATGAGCCTGAACATGCCGACAAGTTCGCGGGGGCATCCGATGGCCTTGAGTTGGTTGCAGAAAAGTTCATGTTCGACGTTGTTCTGGGATGAGTCGAATTCCGTCCAGTCGCCCTCGAAGTACTCGAGTGATGCGCAGTCCTTCTCCAGTTGCAACGTGTCCAGGAACTTGAGGCATTCCTGGTCGGTGTACTTGGTAATGAAGTGGAAGCTTTTCTGGGCGGAGGTGGAAAGGATCTTTTCGAGCATGCGGGTCCAGACGATCATGGTGAAGTTGAGGGTCTTGCTCCAGGCGGCGATGCCCTGACCCGCTTTGTCCCTTGTACCCGGAGAGAATGTCAGGTCGGGTTTCTGCTGTGCCTTGATGCAGAACTTGACCGCGTTAGCTCCGCGGTCCGTCCAGCAGTCGATGTCCTGTAAGTCGTCGACGGTGTGGCCCCGCGCTTGGAACTTTTCGAGCGCTTCCAGGTAGACCTGGCCCTGCCATTCCGGATGGGGGGTGTAGTCGACTTGTTTCTGGAGGATCTTGAAGAGCGCCTTTCCCTCGCGCTTCAGGTCGGCGCCGGATAGGTTCTTGGTGTTCTTGGCGTAGCGCTCGAAGGCCGTTTTGACGGAAAAGGCTTTCTGGGAGGCGGACGTGATCTTCACACGCTGGGGTGTCGGGTAGCGGTAGACTGTGTGGCTCTTGGTGTCGGGAAGGCAGTCGAGGCCGATGTCGTCAGGTCTCAGTACTCCTGCCGCCCCGCCGTCGTTCTGGAATGCGGTGGTGACGGTGGAGAAATGCTCGTCGACGATCGCCTCGGTCGGGTAGATCCTAGCCATGATGGCGACGGCTAGGGTGACATCGGCGGAAGAGGGGACGTAGGGCGTGTCGGCTCCCTCGCGAAGGTCCTCAACGTCGAAGCTGCGGACGGTGTCTTCCGGCTCTGGCTCAGGGGCGTCTACGTTCGTGTTCGACGCGTCGGCTAGGATCGCCATGGTCACGTCCTGGTTCATGTAAGTCATGAGGAGGCCGTCCTCATTCTCCCTGATGAAGAGATTGACGGTGTGCCGGGTCAGGGCGACCACTAGATGGTTCGGTGAGTCGCGCATGAGCCGCTTCTCGCCATCCGAATTCCCGACGTGCAGGATGACGGATGCGAAGGTCTGGCCTTGAACCTCGTGAATGGTTTTGGCCCCCTCGTTCTTGTACCTCTCCTTCTGGTCTTGGGTAAAGACAATCAACTGGGCACCCTCGTGTTTGAAGGTGGGGCCCTGGTAGTGGATGGAGGGGCCTGTGTTCCCACCCGATGTGGTGCCTCTCAGAGAGGAGGAAGTGATGCCAGGGTACATCTTGGCGATGAACGGGAGGTTGACGATGTCCTGTGGGCAGCGATGGGAGTTAAGGATGATCTCGGTTGGGATGTACCGCGCCACATCCGTAAGGGGGGTGCTGGCTCCCCAGAGACCGCTGAAGTCGACATGGCCAATCTGCTGGGGGTCGCCCAACAAGATGACCGGGGCGTAACTCGAGTAGAGGGTGAGCAGCGCCAGAGGGAAGGTGAAGGCCTCGTCGACCACGATCAGGCCCGGTGACATCCTCTTGCTGTGCAGCATGGTGATAGCCAGATGAGGGGTGCGCACGGCGTGGGGGGCTTTGATCCGCGGTTCCAGCGAGTGGCGGAGCGTCGCGGTCGGGACGATGGCCAGCATGGTCTTGCCCGGGTTGTTAGCCTCCCAGGCTGTGAGGATGCTGTCAAAGCATCGGGCGGTCTTCCCTGCGCCGGGGACGCCTCTAATGAGGGCGAACTTGGCGGGGTCAAAGGGGACCGGGGTGTTCGAATCGACGGCTTTGCGCGCGGCGGCTAGCACCTTGGCGAGGACCGGGGGGGCGGCGGCCTCCCCTTTGCGCAGCTCCTCCACGAGGACCTCGTGCTGCTCCTCGTGTAGCAGGGCGATGCGAGCTGCCTCGGTCAAGGGGTCGAAGGGCCCGTACTTGAGACCCAACGTGATGGCAAACTCGTGGATCTGCTTTGTGGTCTTGACGTGCGCAGTGATCTCTTGCCTCTGCTCCGTCTTGATCTCCTCGGCTGTGGGTTGTGTCTGCGCAAAGAGGTCGTCGACATTGTCGACATGCTTGAAGTCCAGCAAGGTAACGCAGCTGTCCACCCCTGAGAGTTCGTCCTTGGTGTGCAAGGCTTCGTAGAACTTCATCGTCAGGTGTGCCAGGTAGTTCGAGCTTTCCCCGCTCAAGAGAACCGGCACTTCGCAGCTTCCGAAGAGATGTTTGACGCTGTGGACGAACTCGTTGAGAAACGTGGCTTCCCCGAAGACGCGGGTGAAGAAGCCTCGGCCTTTGAGGAGGGCCTGCACCTTCTTGTCCAGCAGGTTGATGGTCATTGCAGCCCGGGTCCTCTGCATCTTGGCGAGGAGAAAGGTGGCACAGACCGCCGAGAGGAAGTCATTGCAGTTGATGTCCCAGCGCTTGTCGATAAGCTGGGTCCCCAGGCGTACGGCGCGGAGTTCGGAGCGCGCGTAGGCGAGAGCAGTGCTGAAGGTGAACTGCTTTTCTTCCCGCGCCAGGATGTAGTGGTAAAGGCGGGCAATCTTGTCCCGTTCCATGAAAAGGAACTTGGCGGGGGCGTTCGGGCAGAAGCCGGTCTTCGCCATGGCGATGAAGTCCGGGATGCGGACGAGCTCGTTCATGTTGCTCGGAATCCGTTGTCTGATGATGCCGGTGCCATAAGAGCGGGTGATGGTTAGCTCAAATTGGCTGCCGTTCCGGCGGGTCTTCTCGATCAGGATGCTGAAGCCGAAAGGGGTTTCGAAACCTCCGACCAACAGCCAGTCGAACCATTTCTTGAAGTCGTGGTCGTAGGTGAACGAGGCGTCGTTCGGGAACTCGAAGGAGATGCGGTCTCCTTTCTTGGTCTTGATGATGTCGGTCTTCTTCCAGTCGGCATTGAAGTCTCTCTTCTCGTCGGCGGTGTTGTAGCGGCGGAAGATGTACTCGTCCTGGTCGTTATGATACGAGGCCGTGTAGAGCGCCTCGACGGGAAAGTGCATATACGCCTTCATGACGATTATGCCGTGGTTGCGGAAGGCAATCGCGCAGTCGAAGAGACCAACGTCGTAGAGCGAGTGGATCGCGATGGCGAAGGGTGCTTGGTGTTGGCACTTCTCGAAGCCCTCCGTGCAGATGCGCTGCGTTGGGACTCCGACGGCGGCGAGGGCGACGCTCTGGGTGTAGTCGCGGTCGCGGCAACCCCGAACTAGTCGGGAAGCGGCGGCCTGGGCGTGGCGTGCGAAGTCGCGGGGGTCCGAGACTTTGCAGCACGCGTGGACTTCGTGGCGAGCGTTCTCAGCCAACCTCATGTGAGAGGTCAGCGAGGGGCCGATCTCGATGATCGGGCGATGGTCTTTTGCCCAGTTGTGGGCGGCGCTGACGGCGACCCTAAGATGGGCGGCCGGTAGCGGGTGGCTGGTGCATGGGAGCACGCCCGGGATGAACCGGAGCGGGGCGTAGATCTCATGGAGTCGGTCGAGGGTGCTCGCAGGCGGAGCGAACTCGAGTTTGATTCCATTCTTGATCAGGTTGCCCAGGTAGGCTGTGTCGCAGTTCTCCAGGAGTTCTCGGTTTTGCTTACTTGCGGGATCCATCGTGCCGTAACAGAATGGGATCCGG